CGCCGACAGCCATGCACTCGTCGTGACCGCCGACAGCGGCATAAGCCGACATCCTCCACGCCCTCAAGTGATCAGGCGACCACTCCACGCGCCGGATGTTCTGGTGCGTCACTGGTGGCGCGTGTTGGGCCAGCAACTCCATCCCACGGTAAGACACCGGGTACGGATCTTCCCAACCGTAGAGCTTGCCGAACGGGTACTCGCCCCAACTCGACTCGTGGGAGCCATCGAGGTTGTCGCGCCAGTAGGCGCAGTCGCTAGAAACGAAGTCAGCGCCAGCATCGAACGCAGCCAGCACACGCTCAATCGCACGCGGAAACAGTTCGTCGTCGTCGTCTAGCTCCAGCGCATACTCGGTGCCTGCCGCCATCGAGAGTGCCGCCTTGTATTGACCGATTTGACCGCGCACCGGGAACAGCGCCTGAGAGTAGGGGATCGCCCGCACGCGGTCGTCCGCAAGCAACTCGGGAGGCAGATCCACATTCATCGAAGTGACGGCGATCAGCCAGCGCCAGTTCTGCACCGTTTGCTTACGCAGCGACCAGTACGCATCCACCAGATATCGAGCCGACGCCGCATGTGTCGGCGTGATGACTGTGATGCGCGCAGCCGCTTGCTGTTCTTTCATGCGTACTCGTAAATGATCCACACGCCCGCCGTGCCCGCACCGCCTGCGCGGTTTGCGTTGCCTGCGTCGGTAGCGTTCGCCCCGCCACCGCCTGCACCGTCGCCGGTGCCCGCGTTGCCGACTGCAGAGCTATTGTAGATCGCCTGCCCGCCGCTTCCGAGCGGTGAGCTTCCGCCTGCGCCGCTGTGCTGCTGGCTCGCTGAGTCGCGTGAGCCTGATTCGCCGGGACCGTTGCCTTGGGTGCTTAGGTTCGCATTGCTCGTGCCGGTGCCAGCGGATCCACCTACTGCAAAGGCTGAAAAGGATGCGGCAGCCATCGAGGCACCACCGCCGCCTCCCGCCGCCGTGAGCGTGACTGAAAGCGCGAGCGTCGATGAACCACCAGCCGAGCCCGCGTTGTTTCCCGCAGTGCCACCCGCGCCCGCCGCGCCGTAGGTAGCCGTATATGGCCCCGCTCCGATGCCGGTCTCTCGGTGCGTGATGTACTGACCAGCGCCGCCGCCACCGCCGACGCCTTGCGTGCCTACGCCTTGTTCGCCACCGCCACCGCCACCGCCACCGCCGATCCCATACACGATGATAGATGCGGTGCCAGACGTCGGCGTGTAGTTGCCAGACGTCTTGCGCTGCACTCCGATCAAGCGTCCGGTGGCGCTGCCCTGAGCGCCCTGAGTACCCTGCGCGCCTTGAACGCCTTGAGTACCCTGTGAACCTTGCGCGCCTTGTGCGCCCTGCGCACCCGTAGCGCCTTGAGCGCCGGTTGCGCCCTGAGCGCCCTGAGCGCCAGTCGCACCCTGCGCACCCGTAGCGCCTTGGAATCCTTGAGTGCCCTGAGCGCCGGTAGCGCCTTGGAATCCTTGAGTGCCCTGAGCGCCGGTAGCGCCTTGGAATCCTTGAGTGCCCTGAGCGCCGGTAGCGCCTTGGAATCCTTGAGTGCCCTGAGCGCCGGTAGCGCCTTGCGAGCCAGTCGCGCCCTGTGCACCAGTCGCACCCTGTGCACCCTGCGCACCGACAGCGCCTTGCGCGCCTTGCGCGCCTTGCGACCCGGTTGCGCCGACATCGCCCTGCGGACCTTGAGCGCCGACTACGCCCTGCGCACCCTGCGCACCAGTCGCGCCTTGTGAGCCGGTTGCGCCTTGCGCGCCGGTTGCACCTTGCGCGCCCTGAGCGCCGGTTGCACCTTGCGCGCCCTGAGCGCCCTGAGCGCCGACGTCACCTTGCGCGCCCGTCGCACCCTGCGCGCCTTGAAAACCCTGAGTGCCCTGATTGCCCTGAGTGCCCTGAAAACCCTGAACACCCTGCGCGCCGACCGCGCCCTGAAACCCTTGAGTGCCCTGTGACCCTTGCGCGCCGACAGAGCCCTGCGAGCCGACAGCACCTTGAGCGCCCTGAGCGCCGACAGCGCCCTGCGCGCCGACAGCGCCCTGAAAACCCTGCGCGCCCTGTGCGCCCTGCGCGCCTTGCGCGCCTTGTGGACCGGATGGAACTCCCGATTTGATTCCGCCGCGCCCGCCGTTCAGCGTCGGGTCGTAGAGAATTGTCCCATTGGCGTCGTCAAGAACTTCCGAGAGAAACGGTCTGCCGTTTGGATCCGGCATCAGGGATCCCGCAATATGAACAGGCCGTCGGAGTTGCGCGCAATCGGCAGGTCGTCGGAGTCGCGCATGATGGCGTCAAACGGTATAACAACGACGATCCGAATGCCAGTAGCGTCACCCTCGGTGACTATCAGGCGCACGCGAGGATCGAGCGGAACAGCACATCGCAGTTGCAGAACATCGACCTCGCAACGCACGACGCAAAGCGCACGCCGCTCGCGCCCGTACACTGTTTCGGGCGTGTCGATGCGCTCGTACTCGAGCAGCGTGGCGCGCACGGGAGCGCGGAAATACCCCGCCTCGCCTTCCAGCAGGACGCCAGCGTATCCCTCGCCAGGGTTGAACAGCGATGGCAAGCGAGCCAGCATCGCTTCCCGAGTTGGATCGTCGGTCGCCCACAGATCGACCTGAAACGATACGACCGCCTCGCCTGTTTTCCAGACCACAGTGTCGTCGCCGTACACATGCCAAGTGTGCTCAAGCGGTGTCGGTGTAAGCGCGTGCGCCTCATACGGGATCTCGTCTATCTCGATGATGCTGGCGCTCGGGTAGTCGATGCTGAACTTCGGGTCAGGCCACCAGGGTTCGACGCGCTCCAAAGCGAAGTCCTCGTCCGCTACAAGCCCGCCCCCGCGCCGGAACGTCGCGCACCGTAGGAACGTCGCCAGCGCATCGGCCATCGCGTTGCGCGGGTCCAGGGTGCCGATCCTGGCGATGGGATAGGTGTCTGGTCCGACTACAACGTCGAGCGCGGTGCCTGGTGCGAGATGAGTCACGGCTGCACCACCGTCAGGCGCACCCTCGGATCGAGCGGAACCGCGCACCTTAGCTGCAGCACGTCAATTTCGCATCGCACCGTGCAAGCGAGGTTGCGTTCGCGACCGTACACCGACTCGGGCGTGTCCACGCGCCTGTTTCCGACCAGCGTTGCCCTTACGGGAGCGCCGAAATACCTCGGATGCCCCGCCAGTCGGACTCCCACATAGCCTTCGCCGGGGTTGAACAGGGACGGCACCCGCGCAGCGATAGCTTCCCTGGTCGGGTCGTCGGTACACCAGAAGTCCAGCCGGAACGCGATCACCGCCTCGCCGGTTTTCCAAACCACCGTGTCGTCGCCGTACACATGCCAAGTGTGCTCAAGCGCCACCGGAACGAAGTTCTGCGGCTCGTAGGGTATTTTCTCGCCATCGATAACGCTGGCGCTCGGATACGCGATTCCGCGCTTTGGATCAGGCCACCAGGGTTCGACGCGCTCCAAAGCGAACGGCTCGTCGTTCGCGGTGCCGCCGCCGCGTCGGAACTGAGCGCACCGCAGGTAAGCGACGAGCACTTCAGCCGCCGCATTGCGCGGGTCGAGTGTCCCGATCGCCGCCAGTGGGAACGTGTCCGACCCGACGACCGTGCGCAGCGTCACGGCTGTTTCGCCAGTCCCTTGACCTTATCGAACGGGACCGGCTTCCCAGGCTTCTTCGCTACAGGCCCAACGGGGAGAGCCTTTGCGACCGCAGCCTTGGCACCGAACTTCATATCGCCCAGACCCTTAATTTTCGCCATCGCAAACGCTCCTACGGCATCGCCTTCAACTCGCGCTCGATCTCCTCGGGCACGATCTTCAGCCGCAGTTGTATCACAGTCCGGTGCATGTAGCGCCGTGGCTTCGTGCCCACCTTCTTGATTTTCCCACGAACGCCCCACGCGATCTTCTTGGCCTCCACTTCGTCGACCTGAAACTTGCGCATGGCCCAATCGATCAGCGGCTGCAGAGGTGGCGTGTGCGGTCGGGTGCCGTATTCCACCATCGACGCATGCGGAGCGTCCACGACGATCATTGCGCCGAACGGGATGCGGTGAAACGACACGGAGCGTTGCAGGTCGCCTTCATCGACTGCGGGCGGTGTGCCGGTGGCTGGATTCCGAGTGCCGATATTCTCCACGCACACGCTGACGCCGCGCATCGCCGCGCTCACCAGCCCGCGAATGACGGCCTTTTCAATCTTGGGCGGTAGCTGCCCGACCACGTTCGCGAAACTCGACAGATCGAGCCTGTAGGCCATCAGGGAACCCCGCTTCGTAACCTGGCGACTCTGACCTCGGTTGGCGACTGCACATCCTCCAGCACCTCGCCAGATCGCGAGCGATCGCCCTGCTGCGAGGTCAGCGGCACGACCCATTCGAACCGGCCCGCGTTGCGGAACGGAACCGACTTGACCGTGAAGCGCCGACGCTCGGTCGAGCCGTCGCGAGCGTCGATACGCATCTCGATGAAGCCGTCCATGTCGGTCGGGAGCGGCTGCACATGAAACAACGCTCTGGCGTCGTCCTCGGTATAGCGCGGCGACACTTGGACAAGCCGCACCGAGCCGCGATTGAGGTAGCCGCCGGGAGTCGCCTCGCCCTCCAGCGATGCCGTGTCGACCAGCTTGGGCGTTGGCAGTAGCTCGCGCTCGCTCACTACGACCGCGTCGCCGCGACCTGAGCTTCCACCCGTCCACTTCACCACGACGCTGAAAATGCGGTAGGGCCGCAATCCAAAGTCAGTCGCAAGCTGACGCAGCGAATCCACGACGCCGCCAAGCGACTCCACGAGCGACCTGCCCGGAGCGCGATTAGGATGCAGCGCCGGGTCGCGACCAGGCTGCATCAGGCGCGGATTGCTCACCTCAGCACCCGAGCGTTAATGCCTCCAGCTTCACCCGACAACGCCATCATCGAGCGAGGATTCGGAGCGACGCCGAGGTCATCCGACAGCTTATTCCTCCACCAGAAAAGCTCCTGGCGCAGTTGGCGCGGCTCGTGCGGGTTCAGCTTTAGCTCGCCGATTTCCAGCGCCCGGAAACGCGACCTGGCGTCGGTCAACTGGCACTCGATGGCGTCGCACTCGCAGATATCGTTTGCGACCTCGGCCTCGCCGTCGGGCGTCAGCAGCTTGAATGCCTGTTCGACCAGGAACAGCGGCTGCGCGCCAGCGGGGAAGCCGAGTTGGATGCCGTTACTGAGCATCGACCAGTTCGGATATCCTAGATGGTGGAGCACGCGGCCCTTCTGCTGTTCCGTGAACGCCATTGACTAGCCTCCGATGATTCTGGTCTTCACGAATCCAAGCTGGTCCTCATACGCCTCCACGCGACCGACAAGCGGCTCAAACTCAATGCCCTGCGACCGCACGTCGTCCAGGTTATGAGTCATTGCCGATATGACCGAGCCGTTCGGCAGCACGGTCCCGTGGCCGGGAACGAAGTAGCGCCCGCCCTTCGTCACGATGTACTCGGCGATCTGCGACTTCCGGCCCGATGCGGAACGCCGCCCAAGCTCGGCCATAAATTCGGCCTTGCACCAGGACGGGACCACCGGGTCGAGCAGAACCTGCTCGATCTCAGTGTCGCTTGCGCCAGCCAGCAGCACACGCTGCTCGGCGGTCAATGCGCCAACGACAAGCGGTGTCGTCACCGCGAGATGCTTCTGCGCGATTGCATCCTCCACCGCCGACCGCACCGCAGCCTTCGATGCGCCCTTCGGAATCTCGAGGCCCAAGGCATCGGCCTGCTCGATCAACTGGTCGCGAGTCATCGTGTCGAGATTCATCACACCCTCCAAAGCACAACGCCCTGACCCGCAGCGTACATGCCGCAGGTCAAGGCGTCGAGTGTTCGTGCCTTAGAACTAACCGTGCTCGATCACGACCGCCCGCAGGAAGCGAGCGCCGTCGCCCGAGAGGGCGTCGGACGGGATCGGGAAGTCGCCCGACCACGACCACGTCTGCGACACAAGCTGCTGCATGCGGTCCAGCGGCGAGCGCAGGATGAACCGAATGCGGCGGGTCATAATCGCGACGCCGCCGTTGATGATGCTGAACTGACCGATCTTACCGGTCACTCCCGCCTCGGTGATGTACTGCCCCTCGTCGATGTACTTCTCATAGATCGCGCCACCGCCGGTGATGATGGTCCGCAGCACGGGAACGCCCGCCGCGTTGATGATCTCGCCGCCGATTTCGGGCGCGAGGACAGCGAATCCAGCGCCGCCGGGATCCGACAACGCTCGCGACGCTTGCGTGCTCTGTGCGTCGGGGTTCTCGGTGTTTCGGTAGAAGTAGCAGCCGACCGCTTCGCCGATCGCGAGGTCGCGGTAGGGCGCGCCGTCGGGCAACGACTGGTGCAGACGCTGCCAGTGATTGTCTTGGAAGATTTCGGCCTCAGCCGCCGGGGTCATGTGGACGTGGTAGCGCCCGTCGGGATGCGGAGGCACGTTCTGTGCGCGCAGCCGCGAAACGCCAGCGATGATGTCGTTCAGGGTGATGATGTTGGCTGCGACAAGCGCATCCACCGTCGCGCCAGCGCCGACGCGCAAGCGACGGCTGCGAGTGGCTGCGAACACGCCGACACGGAGCGCCAAGCCGCCCACAAGCGCCGCGCCAAGCGACAGCGTGCCGGAGCCGTTGGGCTCGGCTGCGACGTCAGGCACGAAGCCGACGACGGTGTTCGCCGGTTCTGCGGTCGAGAAACGAATGACGAGCGGATTGACCGCCGACACCGCGCTCAGGCGACCGTTCTGGATCTGTTGGGTGAAGCCGTTCAGCGTTGTGACGTGAAGCGTGGTCGCAGCCGCGAGCGCCGCCGTCTTCATCATCGCTTCGCCGCCGAGATAGGCGGTGAACAGCGGGTCGCGGGTCAGACGGTTCATCGTCTGCGCGGAGTTCAGACCGAGTTGCTGCGTGTTACGCAGGAACAGCGACGCGAGCGCGGTGACGCTCGACGGCATGTGCGTGTCGATGGTCTTGGCGAACTGGCGAGCTTCGGCCTCCCACTGTTCGGTGGCGTAGGTGCTCGGGATCGGATCCTGACCGGGCACGAGCGGAGTCGTGTCGACCGGGATCGCGCCCGCACGGGTGAAGATCATGCGCTCGCCAAGGTTCGCGGCCCAGACTTCGGGGCGCGCCTCTGCTCGGAAGAGCATGCGAGGAAACAGGTTGTCGTGGAAGACGCGCTCGAGTGTGCGGTCTTGGAGAAGATTCTGAATTTGCGATGGGATTCCTGCGAGTGCGAGCGACACGAGACACCTCCGTTGTGGTGGACCTCAAGTGTGCTCTCGCTGATTGCCGACAGGAACCGCCGTCGTGTGCGTAGCGCGAGTGCCTACTGATTGAGCGCGAGCGTATCACCGCGCCGCGTCAGGTTCAAGTGATGCCGAGTGCTTCGCGACGCGCCATCCACGTTGCCGCGTCCATCCCGAACGCATCGTTGGTCTGAGGTGGCGCGCCGGGGCGTGGCGGCGCTGGCGGATTGAAGCCTGGGACGGTCGTGACCGGATCGACCACAGTCGACACCGGGGCGTCCATTCCGAGCGCCGCACGAGTCGCAGGGTGCGATTCCATCCGAGCTTGCAGCCATACCTGCACGTCCAACTCTGCGCCGTCTGGCGTTGCCTGAGCGGCTTGCTCGACCAGGAACGTCGCGTAGTCGAGATTCCTGACGCCGAGCGTTGCGCACACGCCAGCGACGTGTCGGTCGAACGATGCTCGCTGCGCCCGCTCGTCGGACGCTGCGCGACCGGCCCGCTCCTGCGCAAGCTCCTCTTGAAGCTGTTGCTCGCGAGTCATTGTGGCCTTGCGGTTTGTTTCCTCGGTGGCTGCGCGATCGGCGTCGCGCTGTTTAAGCGCCTTCAGTTCTTCCTCGCTGCCGAATCCGTGCGCCCGAAGAAACGAGGTCTTGCTGCGATCCAGCCGGTCGCGCAGTTGCTCCGACGTCAGCGTGATCGAGGTCGGCGGCTCGGGTGCCGGTGGCGCTGGAGGCGCTGGAGGATCGGCTGGTGCGCCCCCTCCAGTTGGCTCGCCTTCAGGCGCGCGCAGCGGTCCTCGGGATAGGTTGGTGATGAACATGGCTTTTCCTCATCCGGCTAAATCCGCAGCCGTGGCGTCAAGGTGTTTACATAAATTGCGAACGCCGCCGCCCACCGGATAGGAGCCGGTGAGCGGCGGCGCTCATCTGAAATTCTCGCGACTACAGCGCCGACTGCTGCGCGTCGAGCACGCTGCCGATCGGACCCGAAGCGCCGCCGACACCGGGCTGCGCGACGTAGCGAGCCGTGCAAGCGGTGATCGCGTCCGCAGCGGCGAACACGACGCCAGTGCCGAGCAGGTTGATGGCGCACGAGCCAGCCGCCGGGGTCGCGCCGCGCAGCGTGACCAGGGTCTTGACGCCCGGAGCGCCGCCAGCGGTCGCCGTGACAGCCAGAAGCTGTTGCGCCTTGCGGCTCTGCAGGAACGTGCCGACGTCGGCTGCGACCGGAAGCAAGTCCTCGACCACGCCGCCTTCCATCGGGACGTAGACCACCTCTGCGAGCGTGACAGCGTCCGCAGCGAGAAACTGGATGTTGCCAGCGGCATTCACGCCGCACTCGGTTGTCGCCGGAGTCGCGTCTGCCGACACCGCCGTGAAGCGGCCCGTGACGCCGCCCGCCGTGACCAGGCATTGCAGAATGACCGCCGCCTTGGCGTCCTCCGGCAGCACCAGGACGTGCGCCACGACCGCAGCCGCGATGCGACGCGGCAGGACCGCGAGCGCGTCACCGACGCGCACCGCCTTCATGGCGTCCGATATCTTGTTGGGATTGGACTCGTTGAGAACGGTGCGGAGTGATCGAGACATCGCGTTGTTTCCTTTGTCAGATAAAGCGCGGAACACCCGCGCCGTGCGGTCAGGCGGTAGTGCCTGCCGCGAACACTTCCAGCTGGCCGATGCCGCTCACCTGGACCCGGGACGGAGCCAGGATTGAGCCACGACCATACTCGACCAGGTAGAGCCCGACGAAGTCGGTATCGGCTCCAGCGCCGACAGCGGTGCTCGTGACAGCGAACCCGAGCATCGCTTGGGCTGTTCCGCCGGTCACCGCGACCGCGCCCTGCACGCCGGTTGCCACGCCCGAGAGGGCGATCTGACCACTCGTGTCGACGCTCCACGGCAGCACCGCGAGCCCGCCAGCTAGCGCAGCCGCAGCATTGAGCGCGTTGACGATTTGCTGCGCCGTCTTGACCCCAGCGGTGAACGTGCATGTGATTGCCGCGCCGCCGTCCACCATGAAGATCAGGGTCTCAGCAACGAACGTGACAGGGAACACGACCGCCGTGCTCAGCAACCGAGCCACCGCAGCGCCGACGCGCACGCGCATCGGAGCGTTGCCGCGCAGCATCAGAAGCTCGATCTTGTCGAGCGCGTCAGTCGTGGGAGCTTCGACCCAGGCCGCGCCGACCGCGCCAGCCGTCTGAATCTGCACCGGGACATCGGTGGACACCACCGCCGGATACCACTGGCCAGAGCAACGCAGCGAAAGCGACTGCTGCTTGAGCGAGCCGCCGACGCAGGAGTCAGCGCAAGCCGAGCCGCCGACCGTGATCTGACCCGTCAACTCAACTTGCTGAGCGCCCATTCATCGACCTCCAGGCAAACCGAACCAAAGGATCAGCGCCGGTTGCCTTCGGGAGCCTTGCCGTTGCCGTCGGTAGAGCCGGGAGCCGGGAGCGAGTCCTGGTCCGACTGAGGGGAATACCCCGTCAGGATGAACGGCTGGCCACCGGGAACCGCCACGCTCGGCAGATCGTCGCCAAGCGACCGGCCACCAGGTGCGCCGTCCTGAGTGAACTCGGGATCCTGCTCGGAGCCGAGATCGGGACCACTTGCCGAATCAGACGACCGGGGGAATGGGAAATTTGCCATGCCCGACGTTATGCCACGACGCGCGCCGCACGTCTACAGCTTGAACGGCTTTCGGTTGTCGTCGGTCGCCCGCGCATCGCCAGGAGCGTCGCTCAGCCCGCCGCGCAGCGACCGCCGCTGTTCCGCCAGGTCAGCGTCGCGCGCCACGCCCGCCGAGCTTTGCGGCTGGCTGGAGTCGTCCGACCAGCCCGATTGCGGCCACCCTTGGCGCTGCATCAACTCGGCGCGTTCGCCCATTGCGTGTTCGTACATCCGAGCCGCGCGCTCAGACTCTGTCTGGTCGCCGGGAAACCGAGCGACCTCCGCAGCCTCTTCGGGGTGTTCCCGCTTCCAGTCCGCGAGCACCTTTGCCTCGTCGCCGGGAAGTGAGAACGGCCTGAACACGACATCGCTGGGTTTGTCCATGCGCCGGAGCATGCCACGCCGAGCGCGGAAAGTGAACCGCCCCACGCCGATGCTCATAACGCAACGGGTGGGGCGGGTCGGCAGGACGCGCGACTCCGGGGGGTAGGTGGCACGCGCCCCACGCAGGCAAAGCTACCTCAGAACGAACTCAGATCAAACTCTACAACCTGCACCACCCCAGCCCGCGCAGCGGGACTGAGCCAGCGCTGCATCAGCGGTAGCACCGCTCGCCTGCTCAGCCCGCCGTTGCCGCATCCAGGGAACGCCAGAGCGATGCGCGGCCCGACCTCGCTCAGAGCGATCCGGCTCAGATCGTGGAGTCCGCGATCGATCAGCGGCATGCTGGCTTCCTGATCCCAGGAGCGCTCGGGATCCGAAACCGACAGCAACGGTTTGACAGGCAGGAACATCAGCCGCCGCGAGCGATACTGAACCACGCCGAGCGCGTTGCCGTGCTTCTTGCAGAGCGCCCCATACCAGGTCTGCAGGTCAGGCCAAGTACGAGCCGCAGCCGCCACCGAGCCCGCCCCCATGTTGTTCGCCAGCGTGGCCGGGTGCCACCCGATGTTTGTGGTGACGACCACCCGCCAGCCCGCATCGTGGTAATCCCAGAGATTGCCGACCACCGGAATCAGTGAGCCAGCCCGCGTTACGAACGGTGTTCTCAGTTCCATGTTTCCGCCTTACTGGTCCGACTGGACCGCCAAACCGTTAGTAACGGACGGCCCGCTACCACTCTCGGTTCAGCGACTCCATCATCTGCGCTTCGGTCTTGAAGCGAACCTTGCCGATGGTCTGCGCCGCGACCTTTTCATTCCAGAGATCGACCGTCAGCTGCCGGAACCGCCATAGCCGACCATTCTGGCCAGTGAACGTGATGAGCGCCGGAGCCTGAGAGTCGTTCAACTCTTGGCACACCACGCCCCGCTCGTGCTGCGCCTCAAACCAGAACACCACAAACGTGTGGTCCACCCGCGCCATGCGCGGAGCAAGAGCCACCAGGCCATCGCCCTGCTCAATCAATGCCGCCTCTGGCCAATTCGGTTCCATGATCAGCTTCCGAAAAACTCGTCCAGCGGGATGCCGTTCATCTCGCTTACACCCTGCTCACGCAACGACAGAATAACACCTTCCCGCACGTCGCGCTTGGCTATCTTTACCCGACGCACCGACTGCATCGAGATCGAGTGCCGGAACATCGTTTCGTTGTCAGATCCGTCCCGCCCGGTCGCGCTCAGAACCTCCGATTCCATGCGCCGCTCGCCAGCCAGAACACGTCCATATTTGTCCTCGTTGAAGGCATAGCGGTCGAGCCTGCCAAGCTCACTGGGATCGATTATCATGGAGTTCTGAGTCAGTTGATCGTCCACCTTCGCGACATTCGACAGCCGCGTAAACACCGAGTCAGCGCCACCCGTGGCGAAATCTCTCGGGGTCGAACAGCCGTCTATGAACACGCCCCGCTGGTAGCGTTCACGCGACGACAGGAGCGATGAGCCGCTGGCCACGCCACCGTTGCGAGCAAATACCTGCTGCATGACAAACTCGGTGCCCTTAGAAAACGAGTGGTAGACGATGCGACCGTTCGCAACGGCCTTGTCGGCCAGCGACTGAGAGAACAGCGCAACGTGACCAGGAGCAACCTCGACCAGCTTGGCGTCGGCTGCGGTGCTCTCCATCATCTTCCGCTCATCGTCCGGTAGGCCACCGAGCGTTCGCTTGTAGATTATCTCGATCTCATCCTGCATCTGCCGAGTACTGACACCACGACTGTCGAGCACGTTTGTCAGGTCCGACTGACGTGGCCCGAACCCGTATTTGCGAATCAGCGACGCCTGCAGCGACGCCTGCTGCGCACGCTTGTCAGGCAGCTTGCTGATGTCGACCCCGAGAGTTTCCATCGCCGCAGCTGCGATGGCGTCGAACTTCTTTCCCGACGTCGGCATCGGAACGCGAATCTCCACCGCGTTGTGAACAGCACCGAGCGACCCGTCGGATTCTGACCTCTCGCCGGTCAATAGCATCACGCTGGAATCCTTCGACCGCAATCTCTTGATTGACTCGACCGCAGGAACCAGAGTCGCTTCCTCGCCCGGAGCAACCGGCACGCGACGGATTTCCGACAGCGCCGGGTCCAGCTTCTCATACGCCACCCCGCCGTAGCGGCTCCCGGCTACCCACTTCGACACGCCGCCCTCATCGACAGGGTTGGTCGCGGCTGCAATCTTTTTCAGCGCGCCAGCGCGAGCCCGCTCCGTGATCTTGAATCGAGCGACCAGCATCACCCGACCGTCCATGTCCGTTTCCTGCTGCACGGTGATCGACTGACCATCGACCTGATCGCCATCAGCGGCGACACCAACACCAGCGCGTCGCGTGTTCCAGCGCTTCTCCAACTCGTCAGCCGGATCTTCAGTGATCGCTTTGCGCTTCCACGCCTTGTACTTTGACGCCGGAGCCGCCGCCCGAGCCGGAACCGGAACCGCCTTCGCGACCGGAGCCGGAGCCGCCTTGTCGGCCTGGATCTTCTTGGACACCGCGAGCCCGTACTGAATCGCCTCCGGCAACGCCGAGCGACCGATAAACGTCTTGGTCTGCATCCCGGTCGTCAGCGGTGGAGAAACCGAGTAGCCGCTGCCCTCGACCATGAGGTAGCCGAGCTTCCCGCCGGTCGTCTTGTCGTGGATATCGAGGTAGTTGCCGACCAGCTTCAGGTCGTACTTCTTCAGCACGTCCTCGGCAGTCGGCATCTCGCTGATGAATGGGATGCCCTTCTTCGTGTGCGTCGGGATGGCACCAGGAGCCATCGGAGCGACCTTCTTCTGCTTGGGCGGGACCACCGCGCCGAGCTTCTTCGCGAGCGACGCCACCGAGCCTGTGCTGGCGTTGTCCATGAACTTCGGAGACAGCCCGCCCCACCCCTTGACGTACTTGTCGTACAGGAGCGCGAACCACTTCGGATTCGTTTTCAGCATCGAGGCAAGAGCCTTCTCAATGCCAGCCGGGTGCGCCTTCAGGTTCTCCACCGCAGCCGCCAGCTGCACACCGTGCGCCGCCTCCTTGCCAGCCGGAGTGCCCGCCAGCGCCGCAGCCGCCTTGGCGTCCATCTTGGCCTTGACTTCAGCGGCCTTCACCGCCGCAGTCGCTTCGGCTTCCGCCTGGAGCTTCGCAGCCGCCGTGGCAGCCGCCTGCGCATCAGCCGCCGCCTGCGCCTTGGCAGCCGCGATCTGCGCCTTCAGCTTGTCCTTGAGCGCCTTGACCTTGGCAGCCGCTTCCGCTTTCGCAGCCAGAGCCGCCGTCGCCTCCTGCTGTTCCTGGACCGCGATCTCGGAGCGCTTCGTCTGGACCAGGGCTTGCACCCGCTGGAGCCCATGCCACGCCGGAGCCGCGACCTCGTGTTCCGCCGCCGCCTGCTCGGTCAGCTGCTCGACCATTAGCCGCCGAGCCTGGCCAGCCGGTTGATGCGCCATCTGAGCCTGCGCAACTTCTTCGGGTGGCACCGGAGCCGAGTAGGGAGTTTCAGCCCACGCCAGCCGCCAGGGCACGATCGTCTCTCGGTCGTTTGGGCGACCAGGTGGACGGAGGTACTGCCGACCCGCGCCGTCCTGAAACAGATCGTTGAGCCCGCGAACCTGACCATGCACATAGAGCGAGTCGGGGGCCGTCCGGTTGTCAAGAACCGCCAGGATCTTCTTTCCCATGTCGGGAAACTCCTTGGCCTGCTCGTGCATCGCCTGGAGCGCGCCCTCGTTCTGCGCGTGAGCGGTCTCGGTGCGCACGATGCGCTGAGCCCAGTAGCGCTTGCGCACGAACAGTCCCTCGGGAATGTCCTGCTCGCGCAGTCGAACCACTTTGCCGGTCGCAGGATCGACCCGAGCCGCCAGGCTGACCGCTGGCCCCTTGGGACCGCCGTGGCCCACCAGGGCGTCCACAAGCTGCCCGTTGGTGGCTCCCGCGACCATTCCCCGCATCATGATTTGGCGGAACTCACCGATCATGGCGTGCCCGTAGCGGTCGACGGACGTCGCGTGCTGAGCCAGCAAGGGCTGGAACCCCGCAGCGACCACGCCGCCGATCTGCCCCGCCTCTCGCAGCCGGAGCGGGATCGTGACGCCGGTGAACGCGACGTTCAGCTGGTTCAGGAGCGCGCCAGCCGCCACCGCCGACTGCTGGTATCCCATTGACGCAGAAGCGTGCGTGAGCCCCGCCACGCGCCCCTTGACGTACTCGGTGACGACCGCCGCCTGCAGCATGTACGCCTGCGCCTGAGCGCCCGAGAACGTGGAAGCGAGCCCATGCGAGATCGCGACCGTACTGAGCCGCTTCTTCAGGTCCAGGTCAGCGCCCTGGAGCATCTTGAGCAAGCCAGCGCCGTCGGCCCCTGCATCCATTAGGCGCTGAGCGCGCCCGATTGACGTCATCAGCGCGTCGTCAGGACTTGCCACCGGCTAATCCTCGCCGTCGTTCTGCCGTTCTCCGGTGAAGCCGGAACCGTTCCCCGCGCCGCCGCCCTCGTCGCCCGCCAGCGCGAGCGCCTGCTGAGCGAAAGCGACATCGGTGGCCTTGTCCTGGTCCATCGCTTCCAGTTCCTCGTTGACATCGGCAATGCCGAACAGCGGAGCGACGTTTTCCACCGCCGTGCGACGGCTGATGATCGACTTGGAACCCGATGCGGCGACCAGAGCATCCACCGCGCTCTTGGTATCGGCCCAGCTATTCGGGAAGTAGGGTGGCCAGTTTATCGTGACCGAATCGCGGGTGCCCGGAGTGCGCGCCACCATGACGTCGTCCTCGACTCGGGGATCGAGCGTGACCGCCGGGAAGCGCTGCATCCGTTGCCCGTCGGAGGTGACGACGATCTCGCCGCCAGCCCGAGCGCCGACTTGCTTCGCAGCGCGCAGCATGTCGCGCATCAGGATGCACACCGTCTGACCGTACTGCTCGCGCAGCTTGTCGGCCTGGTTGATCATCGGCAGGTAGAGCACGCGCAGCGCAGCCGCCGACGCCGCCTTGCCCGCCATGCTCGGGTCACCGAGCACCACGCTGGCAGTGTCCAGCGCCTGCGCCTTGTGCTCGGCCAGGAGCGCCAGCGCCGCCTTGAGCGAGTCGCCGCGTAGCTCCAGGTACTCAGCGCCGCCCTTCGAATAGATGGCGTTGTCGGAGCCCTTACGCACCGTGCCGCCATTCATCACCGGGTCGTCTTTGATCACCAGGGTCGGATCGACGTTGGCGATTGTCCCTTTGCCGGTGGCCGAAAGCAGGACATTCATCTCGTCAGCGCGATCGGTCTGGCCTTGGAAGTCGGAGTCGCCGTCCATGCCATCCGAATCAGGCAGGTTTTGGGTCCAGTAGACCGGGCAAAACCCGAGTCCGTGCTCAGCCCTGGCCTTGGGGAGCGACGGCCAGAAGCCAGGACGCCGAGCGGACTCCTCCGAGATCGGATCCCATACGACTTCCTCTTTCTCATCCCAGTAGCGAGCGAAGTAGACCACGACCTCGCGCGTGCGCCCGGTTGCGCGATCGTAGACCAGCCGCTTGTATGCGTAGCACTCCAGCACCGCAGCCGGTCGGAACAGGTAGCGATCGGCCCAGCGGAGCACCGTGACGTGCTTGGCGTTGTGGACGTTCACCCGGGGCTTGCCATCGACAAACCCAAACGACAGGACGCCGGTGCCCTGTGCGCCGCCCTTGTCGCGCATCTCCTGCAACTTGATGTTCAGCCGAGCTTCGCGCGCCAGTTCGCGCACATAGTCTTGGGCGTCCTCGTCGCCCTCTACCACCAGCTGCGGAAACCGCTCAGCGCCGAACACCATCGCGGTCAGACGCCCGACGATCAGCCTCGGGAGATCGTAGCGAGCGGACGGACGTCGCAGCTTCAGTGGGACGTACCAGCCAGGAGCGATGTCTGACTCGCCGTCGTACCCGCGCCGGTTGCCGTCCCAGGTGTAGCGCCGAGCGTCGTATTGCGTGCAGCGGAAATACGACTCCATCATGTCCAGGTGGCGGAACCGCTCGCAGCCGCAAGTGACCTGCAGGTCGATGCCGTCAAGATCGGGGTAGAGAGTTTCCCCTGCTGCCAGAATACCGTCGGCCATCGGTCAGCCTCCGCTCAGGCGACCGCGACAAGCAACACCGACGCCGCAGCTGGAGCCGTCGTTACGCGAATGTAGACGATCCCAGCCCCGGGGAGATTGAGCGTGAACTCGCGCAGCGTGCCAACGGTAAACGCGATTGGAGCGGTGGTGGCCTGGTAGAACCGCCGCGCCGCACTCTGCCCGGGAGCCGGGAGCGTGAGCATGCTCGCGCCAGGGTCGTCGGGCTCGTCCTGAGTCCAGACCTCGACCGTGATGGCTTGGGCCGCCGTTCCCTCGGCACCGATCAGGAGCCGCCGTGGGGGAGCGTCGGTGTTGCGGAGCGCAGCCGGGATCCGCAAGATCGCCTCGTCAGGGACCAGGCCCGGGTTTGCCCTTGGGTCAGCATCAGCCGCAGCACCAGCACCAATTGAACGTCGCAGTTCGAAGCGCATGCGCGGAGCCTACCACCGACCACGCCCTCAGTGCTACCGGCTCTGAGTGTCGATCCGCGTTCTTTTCGAAGCAGAGAATCGGCGCAGCGCTTCACGAGCGAGCCAGGACGCCATGAGCCGATCGCCCGTGTGAGCGCCTGGTGAGAAATACAGCATCTCGCGCAGCCATGCCCGAGCCTCTGGAGGTAGCGACTCGCCGGTTGCGCCGGAGGGTAGAACCCACTGCATACCGCGCATCTCGACCGCCAGGGACTCGACGCCCCATTCCTCGTCCCACTTGTTCGCGCCCGTGTGGAACGCAGCGACCGGGACTTGCTCGTTGGCAAGCTGGGTGATGAACGCCTGCGCCGCGTTCGACTCCACAAAGATCACCGAGCTATACCGCCGGTAGTGCGACACGATGCGGTCCAGGATCTCGGGAGCCTGCCAGTGGCCCGCCTCGATGTTCACCACCAGGCGACGCGCGTCGTCGCGGAGCGCGAGCGTGAACAGCACCGTGAGCGCATCCGAGTCACCGAGCCCGATGCCGAGATCGACGCCGGTGAAGCACGGCAACGACCGGACGCCGCCCTGAGCCTTTGGCGCTTCGGCGTAGAACGTCAGACCCTTTCCCAGCTGAGTCATGCGGTCGAGCCACGCCTGCTTGAAGCGCGCCGACGCATCGAGCCGCACCCGACACAAATACTTGCGCTGGAACACCGACTCCAGCGTGTTCGCCGCGCGCTCGACAAGGCGAGTCACCGACCAGACCTGCGGCCAGAGCGGAACCCAGCCCGATGGATTCGCGTCCGGGTTCTTGACCGCTGAGTAGCGGAGCGCAACGAACCCAGGCCGACTCGACAGGACGTTGAGCAGATCGTCCTGGTGCCAGGGCGTGCCGATGCACCACACGCACCCGCCATCGGTGAGCCGGGTCAGAACGGACGTGTCAAACCACTCCAGCAACTTCGCGCGCTGTTCCTCGGTGCGCGTGTTTTCGAAGTCGAGCACGTCGTCCAGCACGATCACGTCCAGCCGGGAGCCGACGATCTGCCCGAACACGCCGAGCGCTTGGACGCTGGGATCCTTGGCGGTCGTGGTGCGCTCGACCGTGATCGCGGAGCTATGCCAGGGATCCTCTTCCCGGGTCGAGCGCTTCAGGTCAGGGAACACCTCGCGCACAGCTTCGTTGCGGTCGATCGTGGAGCGAACTTGCCTGAGCACCTTTTCCGCTTGGGATGATGTGTTGCTGATCAGACCTATGCGGAGCGCCGGATTGCCACCCAGAGCGTGGATGACCTTCGACACGATCTGCTGGGTCTTGCCGTGCTCGACCGGAGCGACCAGCACCGCAAGCCGGTGAGCAGAGAGGTGCGCTTGCCACTCTCGGTGAAACTCCGCGTTCCGCATGCGGCGACCCGTCGCCTCGTCGGTCATCGCCAACTCGGTGAACGCTGCCACCGAGCGCCGCGCCTCGACAACCTGCGCCGAGCGCAGCGCCCGAGCCGCCACCAGCGGGTCTACGCGACCAGGAGCGGGACTGGCCACGCTACTCGGCATCTTCCTTGTCGTCGCCCGTGTCGCACATTCCCCAGCGCATGCAGCCCGCGTTGCTGGGATCGTGGAAAAGCTCAAATTGATTTCCGCCGTGCGCCGTGCGCGACCATTCGACAGCCCTGGCGATCGGCGTGTGCCCTACGCCGTCAGCGAACTCTGGCCGAGAAAAAAACGTCGGTCGCCGCTTCACCGGCACGCCTTTGGCAGCCGCACGAATTGCCTGGCCAGCGTCCAACTCCGTTTCCAGCGCAGCGATCTCCGCGATGCGCGCCGGGTCCATCTCCGCGAGCAAGCGGATCTCGTCCTTGCGCGCAAATATGCAAGGCCAGCACCCAACACGCTCAGCGCCGAGCGCATACAGCGGATTCGGCTCCAGGGCGTGCCGCCTGTGTATCGCGACCACGTCGTCAAACGTCCACCGGAGCACCGGACGCCAAACCTCGCAATCGAGCCCGCTCGACCACTCCCACGGTGTCAGTTTTGCGCGGGACAGGGATTCCGCAGCGCGCACGCCTACAGCGTTGACGACGTCATGCTCGTGGCCCTGGATGTACGCTTTCATGGGAGCCAACTTCAGTTCCTCGGTGCAGAACCTCGCGATCCGCCCCGCGAACATTTTTTTGTCGCGCACCAGCTGCACCATTCCGCCGGGTCTGCCGACCTCCACGATCGGCCCCAGCTTCTCGGTCAGCGGCCCGCGCAGATATTCATACGTCGCAGGACGTTCCCAGCCCGTGTCCATGAACACCCTATCGTGCTCGACGCCAAGCTCGGTGAGGTGCAGCGACATTGCCGCCGAGTCCTTGCCACCGCTGATCGCTGCCACGACGCGCCGACCAGCCAGCCGCTCTACTTCAGTTCCCACGTTCCACCGCACCCCTCTGCGATGTCGCAGATCATCTCGCGCTCACGCTCTTTGTCGCCAGGCAGCACCGCCTGCACCACCAGGTGGTTGCCGTCCGCTTTCAGCGCCTCGACCCGAGCCTCGTGCACTTTTCGAGTGGCCAGGAACAGTTCCGCAGCCGCCGGGTCGCGGAATGCGTAGACCACGCCGGTTGTCACCTGCACCGGGTCGACGCCGAGCACCAGGCCGACATACTCGCGCAACTCGTCGGCAGAGTAGAACCGCTGGAACGTGCCGCGATTCGTCAGCACCCCGTCGCTGTAGCGCTTCGGTCGCACCAGAGCCGCACCAGAGCCGCAGATCACTGAGATCGACAGGACGCCCGTCGTGAGCGCCCACGCCCCCAGCAACGCCTCTGAACGCGCCTCCACGTCCTCGATTACGTTGAGCACAAACCCGAGATTCACCGCGCCCGCTTCGACCTTTGGTGCGAGCGGAGCGAAGTGCGGATCCCACCCGTGAGCGTCGACGCCAGCCGCGCGCAGAATCCGCACGTCGTCACCGCGACCGCAGCCGTAGTCCATGAACCCGTTTCCGGTCAGCGCATACTGGAGCAGGAGCCTCGCAGGCATCGAGAGCGTGTGCCGCGTGAGCGCCGTTCGCCACCGCTGCACCACGATAGGGCCGTCAGGCACCAGTTCAAGCTGCCCGCCTTCGGCCATCACCTGGTCGGCCATCACCGACACGTCGTCCGCGCTGAACCCGACCTGCGCCGCGTCACCGATTGTCACGGTGTCGAGGATGCCTTTCAGCATCGGAACGTCCCACGCCGCCTTCTCGTTGAGCCGGTTGTCGGCCAGCGCCAGCAAGTGCGCCTCCTTTTCCGACAGGTCCAGGAACCGCACCGGCACCCGGTCGAGCCCCATAGCGGTCGCAGCCTTCCACCGCGTATGCCCACCGATGATCTCGTTGTTCGCGCGCCGAGCGGTGATCGGGGAACCGAACCCGAACCGCTTGATGCTGGCGATCACAGCCTCGACAGGCTCACCGTCGTTGCGGCGCGGATTCTTTGGCCACGGGGCCAACTCGGTCGGGTGACACCACACCGCCGCCTCGTCGCCCGCGAGAACAGTCTTGCGCTTGGTCATTCTCCCTCGTCCCAGGAAAGCGACCACGACAGGTCGCGCACCAGCACCCGGTCGGCTTCAAACCATGACTCGGCCAGTTCCCCCAGGAGGGCTTCATCGAAGTCGCGGCATGAGTAGACGTCAATCACCGCGAGCCGCCGCAACGGCCAGGTGTGGATCGCTACATGACTCGTTGACAGCACCACCGAGCCCACCAGCGCCGGAGCCGTCTGAGCCAGCCCTGCGAGCCAGGAGACGGCCAGACTGCGCACTGTGCCCCGCACCGCCCGAGCGACGCCGAACCCCTCTGCGGTGACGCCGCCCTCGTCCTCAAACGGAACCGCGCCGAGCGCCCGAACCTGGAGAGGCACGTCGATCACCCGCGCCTCGGTCAGTTCGCGCATCCCGAGCCGTTCTACCGCGAGCCCGAGAAAAGCATGCACCCGGTCTGGGTTGCCGAGCTTGATCGCGTTCCCGCGCACCAGAACCTTGACGTGCTTGCCTTCCATCAGTTCGCGTCTCCAGGCTTGGAGGTTGTTTCCTGGCCATTCACGATGAGCACCCGCTTGGCCAGCCCCTTGTCGTGCAGGTCCAGCCTGAGAGAGTACATCATGTCGACCAGCATCATGTATTCCTCCTGCGTAGCCGAGTGCCGCACACCGACGCCCATGAGGGATGCCATCGAAGCGACCACCGCAGCGGGTGGTAGATTCTTCAGCCCCGCCTGAACCACGCAAGCGCTCAGCACCGCCTTGAGCGACGCCAGAAGCGCCTCGTCGCACTCCAGCGTGCGCGCCACGTCCCGCACCATCGCCTCGTGGTCAGCGCGATCCTGATTTTCGCCTTGCTCACTCACTGAACACCTCCATGTCGCGGAACGCCGGGATGGCATTGATGCGCTCGCCCTTCGTGCCCGGGAACGCCCGCACCAGAGCCAGCCCACACCTTGGGCACGATGCCAGGCGGAACCCGATCAGGCCACGCCAGGACCACACGATTAGGCACGTCTTGCACGCGCCCTGATGATCACGCCTCGCCGCCATAACTCAGCCCTCCCCTTTCACGATTGATTGAACCCGACACCGCTCGACGCTGTGCTCGTCCAGCCGCTCGCGCAGCCTGAACAGCTTTCCTGCGATTGCCCGGTCTACCATCTCCGCGCCGACGATGAGCCGCGCCTGAGCCGCCATAATCGTCACGTCGGCCAGTTCCTCGATCACCGAGCGAGTGCTGGCAGAGCGCCCGCGCAGCAAGTGCTGCATCGCCACGATCAGTTCCGCGCATTCTTCCACGACCATGTCCAGCTGAGCGTCAGCGCCCCAGGCTCTCACCGCTTCGGCGTATAGGGCGTCGGCTCGGTCGGTGCGTGGTTGTAGGTTCTCAATCTCGGCCCGAGCCGCGATCAGCAACGCACGCACGTTGTCGGTCGCGCGTTCCTGACCCAGCAACGCCTCATGCAGCCGGGTCACTTCGGCTTCAGCGCCTTCGTCATCGACCTGGACCTGTAGGCGCTCAATCTCGACCAGGAGAGTCGCCTCTCGCCGGAGCAAGCGAGCAACCTCCGACTCCAGGGCTCGCGCATCCACATCCTTGAGCAGAGCGAGCACCGCCTCTTCCCCGACCCCGGGAACCGCAGCTGGCATTTCAATCTCGGTGCCCCGGCCTTGGCGAATGGAGTGACAAGCGATGCACTCGTAGGTGAGCGCCCCGGTGGAGCGCTGGTAGCCACCCAGGCACCGATGCTCGGTGGGGATTCCGCAGCGCCCGCAATCGAGCAAGGGATAGAGCGAGACTTTCATGGCCGGAACCTCCCGCTCAGCGCCGAGCGCCGAGCATCCTGCACGTCCTCGGAGCGTCGCGACTCCAGCGCCCGAGCCAGGTCGTGCAGTTCCCGGATGAGCCGGAGCCGCTTTTCCTCGCCGTAGAACGTGTGGACTTGAGCCGCCAGTTCCCCCAGGAGCGGGAACCGCCGACCGCCAAACCGGCCAGCCTCCGCGATGAGGTTCGACATCGCCTGAATGGTGGCGACATCGGTCACCCGGCTTTTCGGGTCGGTCATGGCGAAACCCCGCCGCCAGCCGCGAGCGCCAGCACCAGGAGAAACGCCGCGCACACGACAAGCTCGACCACGCCCCAAAGCACCCGAGCGGTCATGCTGCACCCCCAGGAGCGTCGCTTAAGACTTCGCCGTCCAGCACCACGTCCCAGCCGACCACGCTGGCTATCAGCCTGCTGACCTGGCGTGCGCAGCTACCGTAGAGCGCCTTCTGCGCGGCCTGCTCAGCCTCGTCGCCCTGCGGAGCCTTGGCGATATCCAGCCCAGCGCCGAGCGTCATCGATTCCACGATGCTGTAGATAGAGCGCGCCATCAGGGCGTCGAACTCAGCCTGGTGAGCCTCGCCGCAGTCGCACGCACCGACGCCGCACGTTTCGAGCAAGCCGAACATCGACCGCGCCAGCGACAAGTCAAATGCGCGGACGCTCGGGCCGACGCGCATCGCGTGCGCCGTGACCTGGTGGCGCAGCACCCGGTTGTTGGGCACCGGCATGGACGCGGGTGGAGCCGCGCCGCGCATGGACCACATATCGCTTGACCAGGACAGCACCGCGTCGGCCAAGCCCTGCCAGGGCTGAAAGCGCTCTGCGCCCGCTTCCTCGCCAGGAGGTGCGCCGGGATTCCCTACCCAGGAGATCGCGTGCCACGCCGCGTGCCATTGCAGCGACCTTGGCACCCGAGCGTAGGCCAGAAGCGCCACCATTTCCTTGGGCGCGATGATCCCGCTCTCCCATACGAATGCCATCGACACCTCGCCGGAGCTAACCGCCTTAGACACGACAAACGCATCTCGCAGGTCCACCCCAGCATTCAGCAGGACAGCCATCACCCCGCCGGATTCGATCACTTTCCTCACATGAGCCACCAGCAAACTCCTTACCGCCGACACAACGCCGACAAGTGAGACACTAGGTCACTCGGCTATCGATCGCAAGTGACCGACGCCGCCTTTCAGCCAGCCTATTCCTGAGCCCCGTCAGGAGCCGTCGATGCCTCAACCGAGCGGAGCAAGCCGTGGCGCAGCGCACGCCTGCACAGCGCCGACCAGGCACGCCGGGAGTGCGGTGTGGCCTGCGCCCGGTGTTGCTGCAAGCCAGCAACGATGAGCCGGGTCGCCGGAGTGCGTACCCGATCCCAGATAATCTCCATGTTGGGAGCGCCAGCGGCGACCTTGGCCTTGGCGGCCTGGATGCGGCGGTCCTCGGCTTCCAGCTTCGCCGCCAGCGCACGAATCTGAGCCAGGGATGGTTGCCGTGAGACTTCCATCAGGCGTCCCACTCCGCGAGCACGCGGTCGGCACGTTGTAGCACGGCCATGATCGCTACCGACGCCCGTTCCCCGACCTCGGAGCGCACCACGTCCAGAACCTCCTGCAACGCCAGAATCGGCTGGTCGAGCCCGTTGACTTCAGCCTGGTGCCAGCGCAGCGCATCGCAGGCAGCCCGGAGCGCACTGGCTTCGGCCTTGAGAAAATGACCGTCGCCAGTGAGGGCACCGGCTTTAATCTTGGACTCCCGGTATTCAGCCATCCGTTCCAGCTGAGCCAGTTTTCCGGCTACCCGCTCAAGCCGTGGACGCTCGTTTTCATCGTTTGCCATATTCAGTGCCTCGTCAGTGGGAACACAAACCTCGCAGCCGTGGCGTCGGGAGCGCCGGAGCCGTTTGGCGGATTGGGGGATTCTTCAGGCCAGCATCCATGTGCCAGGTAGTGCTGAATGTCGCCAGGTGGACGTCCAGCCGCATCGCGTTCCCAGGCCGACACCTCGCCAGCGCCGACGCCCGTAGCGGTCGTTTCAATTTGGATTGGCCGGTTGAAGCCCTCGACTTCGGCAATGGCGCGGAGCACCCCCAGGCAGATAGACAGCTTGCCATCGGTCCAGGCTCGCTCGTACAGGCGACACTGAGCCCTGATGTGCTGCTCGCGCCGCCGAGCGAGCCCCGTGGAGATCACTTTGTCGACCGCCTCACCCGCCTGGTCGAGCAAGCGCTTGGCGCACCCGCCGCTGATTGAGTACTGCTGCCGGAGCGCCGCCACGATGCGACGCGGGATGACCATGCGCAGCATCAACTCATCGGCCAGCGCCAGTGCCTCGCCGCGCTCGTAAGCCGTCAAGTCCTGGTAGCGCCTGGAACCAAGCACGTCCTTGGTAGGCTTTTCGGTATCACTTGGCATTCTTCACCTCCCGAAGTGTGAGCGCTGGGAGCGCGATGTTGAAAGCGTGTTGGCACTCCTGACAGAGCCAGACTTCAGTGGTGGATCGTTTGCCGGGAGAGCGCTGGGAAGCGCGAGCGGTGCGCTTGCCGGAGCACTTGGGGCACGGGTGGGAGTTGGAGTAGGCAGGCAGCATGGCGAGGTTCACTCTGCGTCGTCGCGGTCGCGACGTGTCCAGCGCAGCACAGCATCCCGAGAGCCCCAGCACTGCCCGGGGATTTCCCAGTGGCAGAAAAGCACGCAAGCACCGATGGCAGGAGCGTTGGTAGCGTCGGCCACGCCGAACGTGCGCCGGAGATCGTTGCAGAGCAACGCCTCGACAAACTGATTGTCGTCCAGCTTGCCGTCCAGGACGTAGCGCTTGAGCGCTTCCAGGGTGGCCGCTGGGATCTTGGCTTCGGCTGCGGTTGTTTCCCGGGTGATCATCGGCTTCTCCTGTGCTGCTTCGCGTTTGGGCATGTAGCGAAGTGCGACGTGTATCTGTCGCCGCTCTCCGGGGTGATCCGCAGCGACGAAACGTGAAGCGCCCGCATCGGCTCGTCGTAGCTTTCCTGGTCCTCGGGCATTCCCTCGGGAGCGCGGAGCACCATCACGCCAGCCGGGTCGGGCATGGCGTCGAGCGGGATGGCCTTTCCGTTGACCGTGACGGCCCAGAAGATATCGGCTTTGCAGGACCGACATGGGACGCTCATCGGAGCCTCCAGACCGCGACTGGCCTGCAGTGCGATGCACCCGATTCGGGACCAGACCGCCAGGCAACACGTTCCCATTCCTGGCCACGAAATACAGCGCCCATAAAGCGGTGGTCGACGCGCGCCAGGTCGTCGGCATATCCGATGCGCGATAGCTCTCCCAGGACTTCGGGCGACGTCACGCCGCCGTGCTGGAGCGCAAGTTTGCCAGCTACGATGTGAGCCTCGCCCACCAGTCGAGCGCGCACCACATGAAGCGCATCAAGCACCCGCTCACGCTCGTCCCACTCGTCCAGGCACAGCTGAGCGTTCATGCTCCGACCTCGATCCAGCGCACCAGGAGCGCGACCTGAGCCGCCAGGAGATCGCCGCGTGTCTCTGCGACGTTGCGCCCGGGCAACTCCCGGGTGTCGTGGAATGAATCGTGGCAACGCCTGCAGAGCGGAGTGGTCTGGTAGTCGCTTGCCTTCTGAGCGACGCCGCGCAGCCCATAGTGGTGCGGATCGCTGGGACCAGGAGCCGCGCAGCCAGCGCACGGTTTGGCGCGAACGTATGCCAGGTAGGCTTCGTTCCGAGCGGGACCGCGAGCCGCAGCGCCCTTCGGGGCAATGCGCATCTCACTCACCTCCTTGCGCTTGCGCGAGCGACGCACGTCCGCAAGCCGAACGGTGTGTACGACCACCCGGCCACCGAGCGAGCGAATCCTCAAGCCCTCAAGAAACACCCCGTCCACGACGCCCTCAAGCCACGGCCTGATGGTCGACGCCGAGCGTCCCCGATACTCCACAGCATCACCGACCTCAAACCCCTTATTCATCCGTTTCGCCTTCCTGCGCTTCGTTGCCGCGCGCTTCGAACACTACCACACCATCAACGTGCCGCGCACCAGGGAACGCCCGACGCTGCCAGCACACCGCCCTGAGCCGCGTGGTGAGCCGCGTGAACACGCCGTCGCAGTGAGAGCACCACGCCTCGCCGTCGCGCAAGTCCAGCCCTATCTCGCAT